TGTTGAGCATCATACTCAGGTCTAGGGTCAGGAAATCTTTGTAATGTTAATTTTGCCATTATCTTCTACCATCGGGTTGTATGTCAAAACGTTGTGTGCCTAGTCTCCAAGCGGTGCCTGCTGTATTAGAAACAACGTTGACTGTGAATTCTCTGCCTCTTCCTCGTAAGCTTACAAACTCTGTGGTATCAGTAAAGGTCGCTGTCTTAATAGTGCTCGTTGTATTATTTGGATAGTATTTAAATTCTAATTTCATATTTAAAGTACCTGCTTGATTTTGAATATCAGGTATTAGTTTTTGTACAAAAAGAATATCATTACCATCCCCTATTTCTACAGAGCCTGATTTGACAAAAGCTGTCATGGCTTGACCGTCAGCATCATTACCTGTTTCATGTAAAAACATTTGAGTGGCACCATCAGTTAAACCAGAGATAACTTCATTGTTGGCCGTGGTCGTTGGTAAGTAGTCCGAGGCTACAGGATTATCATAAACTTCTCTATCAATCCAAGTTGTTCTATCTAGTGTTCCTGTCCACCAAGTTTGCTCTAGATAGTTATAAGCCACTACTGCATTAATAGTGTCAGATCCTGTTCTTGGATAAAACCATAATACTTCATTGTACTCACCGTTGTGACCTACAAAAGCGTTTTCTGCACCTGTTATATTAATATTGTCAAAAACAAACTGTTCCACGGTACAGGGTAGTTTTTTAACGGTACCATCAAAAAGATAAAAAGAATCTTGTGACATCCAATAGGCAACACCATTCAAATCAAGCCCTGCGTGACTACCAATGATTCCACAGTTTTGACCTAATTGTCGTAAACCAAAAGTAAAAGGAGGACCTATAAATTGCATTGAATGCAATGATGTATCTGTCCATACAAGTATTTGACCTCTTGATCGCTCTGCTGCCACGATCCGTGATCCATCAGCAATTCTCAATGAACCAGCAGTATTTTCTGCTGTAGGTTGATATGTAGTAATATCTTCTTGACTTGAAAATCTTATTAATAAATCGTCTTGTGAATTAGGTGTACCAATTGTGTTTTCTGTTCCCATAAAAAGTAAATGTCTATCAGGAGTTGAAACTAAACTTATTCTTGATGCGGTTGGTGCACCTGATATAGCAGCCGCTCTTGTGCTTACACCTGTTGATGTATCCCACCTAAAGGCACCACCATTTAAAACTGTTGCAATTAAATCTTCACCGAAGTTATCAAGTGACCATTGTCTTGCCTCCAGTGTGACGTTAGAGGTGGATCTTGGTGTACCCCAAGTTGAAGCTCCCCACGTGTCTGTCCCCCAACCAAAAGCTGGTACAGATGTTTCAGGTCCAATTGATATTTGATATTTAGCATTACCAGAACCACCACCACTTGCTGTTGATCCTGAGGCAGCAGCGGTTGTTGTCACTACATAGGCATCGGTATTAGCAATTGATGTAATTTCAAATTCTTTGTTCATATCTAAGCCATCAATAGCTGAGAAAGAATCAAAAGTAACAAAGTCGCCTTTCGTTGCTCCATGAGATGTATCTGTCACAACAACGGATGTGGTTGCGTTTGTTGTGAAAGGATTTGTTAGAGCTTGTGTTTCTCTAATAGGAGTAATGTCGTAAGCTAATCCTTCTTCAAGGACATATAATTTTCTATCAGTGCCAATAGCGTTGTATCGTGTGCCATCCAAAGCTACCCATGCATGCATATCACGAGCAACACCCACCAAAGTTGTAGAGATAAACTTCTCCCACCCTTTAATTTTCTGTGGTAATCCTTGAAAAAAACGTACGTTATCCCCGTCTGTCCACTTGCCTTCGCCTGTGTAGTCGGTGACTTCTTTATTAATACCGGGAGCTGGTCTAAAATTTACTAAGGGCATAACGCCAATATATATAAATTAGTCTTTTTTAGCAACTAAAGACCCAACATTACCTCTATATGCTCTATTGCCAAAATGAGTTAAAGGACTTGCTAGATCTGCCCATATTTCACCGCCACACTCTTGCCATAGACGAGAGAAATAATAATCTTCCGATAAATATCTTACTTGATCCATAGTTTTATATGGTCCTACTGCGAACAAATCGTAACAATTATCTGATCTATAATATAAACCATTAACTATTTGATCTGTTTCATATTTTCTTTCAGGAAATTTTTTCATCATAGTAGTAAATACTTCTCTTTTAACAAGCATCATTCCTGTAGCTGCTTCACTCACTGGAAAGAATCCATTTTCTCCTTTTAATTCACCTGGTTTATCAAAGTTTACATTATACCCTAATGCTCTAGCTTCCATTTCTTCCAAACTAATATCTGGATTTTTTTCTAAAATTCCTTTTATCTTTTCTAAATGAATATGTTTTCTAGGATAAATACCACAAACAACATCTTTATCCGCACAAAGTAGTCTTTCAACATTTTGCCAATTAAAACCAATGTCTGCATCTATAAATAAAAGATGTGTAGCTGCAAATTCAGTGTGATCCAACATCATAGATACTAAAGTATTCCGAGCTCTAGTAATCAAACTCTCATTTCCCATTGTTTGTATTCTCATTTTAACACCACTTTGTATAGTATAGTTTTGTAATTCTAACAAACCGTGTAGTGTCGGTTCAGTAAGTAATCCACCATACATAGGCATTCCTAAAAATATTTTAAAATTTTTATCTTTTAGTTCTTCTGGTTTAATCATTTGTTCTCCTGTAAAAAATAAACCACATTACATCTCCAATTGTTATTAGAATACTTTGAGTGGTCTTCAATAAATGCTCCATGAGGTATTTTTCCATCAAATATAACACATCTGTTAAAAACAGAAGGTATCACATGCATTTTATTAGTATGGTCTGATATATCATAACGTAGGTCAATTTCTTCATCGACATGACGTTCTGGTTTTTCTTCATACAAAGCTGTTCCTCCTGAATTGATTTTATCTAAATAAATTAAAATATTGTACATAAAATCTTGATGAGGCCAGAATTGTATATTTTGTTTTGGAGGGTTAATCCAAGTAAAAATATTTGAATCAATTGTTTCGCAATAAAAATTATTTAATTGTAATGTTTTTGCAAAAAACAAAAATGTTTTATTTTCATCTTCAAAATTGTCATCTGTAAGTTTGATGTGTGATCTACAATCATAATACTCTTTGAAGTTTTTACCTTGAGGGTGAATTTTCCAATTTTGCACCCAAGATTTATCAAACATTTCATGAATACTATCAGCATTTTTATAAAAATTATCAATAGACAAATATGTATAGGGACCTACTTTTTTCTCTTCTACTACAAGATCATCATTAATTTCAAATAATTTGTGTTGTAAAAAAGGAGTTGGCATTAATTGCTTTTAAAATAACCAGGCAAACCTAACATGGGTCTTTTATCATTTATATTGGATTCACCAAAAGGACCATCAGCATCATTGTAATGCATAAAAACTTGACCACAGTCATACCCTTGAAAAGGTTCTCTCCAATGCTCTAACAATGTTCCTCTGTAAACCAACATATCTCCCTGTTTTAAATTAACAGTAATACCTTCTTTACCCTCTTCACCAGAAGGTTCTAATTTTATTGGCCAGTCATCTCCTCCTAAATTCATTGTGCAAGATATTTCACAAGAAGGTCTATCTTTATGTCTTTTTAACTCATCTCCATATTTATATATACGAGCGTAAGTATAACAGGGCACTAAATTAAGTTCTGTTACCTTTTTCATAATAGGCATAACCCTTACCATTAAAGTTTCCATCGCTAAATCTGCATAATGAGAATATGTATTAGGTATTTGTGCATCATTCCATGTTCCCCATGTTTCATCAAAAGGTGTCAAGAATTTGTTTTCTTGTAAATATTGAGCCACCGCTCTTTTATTTTGAAAATATGCATAAACAAAAGACGCTACCTCTGATGAAATAGCTTCTTGTATAACAGCATAATTATTATCTTTAAAAAAATTATATGATATTTTTTTCTTATTAGTCATATCTGTTCTCCTTTTTAAACAAATGGTTTTCCATTATTCCAAATCACTAATGAATAACGAGTGCCTTGTGTCACAGGAGATACTCTATGCCATACAAAAGATGGAAATATTATAATAGACCCTTTCTTACGAGCATGTGATGATGTGAGTATTTCGGAAGAACTATCTGAATTATTTCGCAAATCAAATTCTAAATCTCCTCCTGTGTAAGTGTCACCGTCTGCTAAAGAAACGGTGACAGATAATTTTCTAACTAAACCATGATCCCAAGTATTAGGTCTATTTGTGGGTTTGGGAAAAGAGTCTTGATGCCAAGTGTAGTGTTGTGTTTCACTGTACTTTGTCCATTGACAAGACTCAGCTCCTTCAAGAGTGAAGTCCCAACCTGCTTGTCGATTAGCTTCTTTAACAAAAGGTATGATTGAATTATAAATCCAAGGATCATCCATCCAAACTATTGAGGAGTTTCTAACTTTATATAGTTTTGAAACATCTGTTTGCTCCGTGTCCTGAAAATCACCTGTTTTTGCAACTTGTGCATTTTTCATCTCACCATACTGAATTAAGTCATCACATATTCTTGAAGGTAATGCACTCTCATACACAAAAAAATAATTTTCTAATCGCATTCTAAATTAGTTGATACTTTAACGATAAATTTACAGTTGGTCCAGAGTTAAAATTCTTAGTAAAACAATGTCTTAATTCAGAATTAAATATAATCAATTGTTTTTCCTTTAATTGAACCCTATGGTGTTGATGTCTTTTTCTTCCTTGTTCATATTGAAATTCAATAAAAGAAGGCTCTTTACCTGTTTTTAAAGTTATAATAACAGATATATCTGGTGAATTTTCTAAATCATATTCATCAAGGTGATGATGATAATTTATAGATTGATTTTGTTCTACAAGTAATCCCGCACTAGCTAATAACACTGGAGTTTTTTCAAATTTTACACAATAGTGATCTCTTATAAAATCAGACAACCAAGTTATTTCAATATCGTGATCAAGATGATAGCAATTTTTTAAATAACTAAATTCATTATTATTTTGTGTGTTTTGATAATAGAAGTTATTAAAAACATTTAAGTTTAGTTTATCAAAATTGACAGGTAGTATCTTTGGAATCTCCTCAACAATGATGCTTTGATCTACTAAATTTATTTTCTCAAACATTAGTTAGATGGCAATCCAACTTGAACTTTCAGGGTTCCAATAAAAAGATCCTTGAGGATCTTCTTTGTCTGTTCCAACCCAACGAACATTTGTTTCATCCCATGAAATGCTGTAATATTTTACAGGATCACCATATTCAGTTACAGAAGGATATGCAATGGGATATTCCCAAAGACATGTTGTTTCATTTAATACGTTTGAGTTAAGTTCTTTGGGTGGTATAAAAGCATCTCTGCCTGCATCCCACGTGTACCCTATACTTGGATAATTTTTTCTATAAGCTTTTGATTGATCGGAGGCTAACTCTTGGTTGTCATAGTATTTACCACCTCTTGTATTGTAAGAACATTTTTTCCACAATGACCAACCATGAATATTTGTTAAAAAAGTAACGCCCGCAGCTTCGTTTTCAACACCATCTGTTGATGTGTCAGCATCAGCCACTACTTCAACGTTAAGAACCAAGTTTTCTTCTGATAATTTTGCAAAATGTGCCATGTTTATACCTATTGAAATTTATACCTTAATACTACTTTACCTGAACCACCAGCACCTGCGGTACCTAATGGCATGTGGTCTGGATTACCACCAAGGCCTCCACCACCACCGCCAGTATTAGCTGTTCCACTGACACCAGAGGGACCTTCTCCGTGAGGAGGATCATATGCTGCACCGCCTCCACCTCCGCCGCCAGAACCACCGGCAGGTCTAGCAGGACCACCTCTAGAACCTCCACCGCCACCGCCAGAAAAAGTTACAGGACTTGCGCTTATATTTGTTGTAAGGCCATTGCCACCAGGACCACCTCGACCACCACTAGGTGGGTTGGAACCTGAAGCACTACCTCCACCTCCGCCGCCACCGGCTCGATTAGTATTTGGAGTTGAAGAACCACCAGAACTTCCTTGAGGAGGAGAAACAGGAGGGCTGTTGCCACTTCCTCCACTGGTAGCACTAAATGTTGCACTACCTCCACCTCCGCCTGAACCACCAGAACTTCCATCAAAAGCGGGACTAGGATTACCTTTACCTCCACCGCCACCGCCTGCGGAAGTAATACTTGAAAAAGTTGAAGAACCACCTGCACCGCCTTGACCACCTGCACCGCCGCCTACGCCACCTCCAGATGAGCCACCTGAACCAACGGTTATTGGATAGCCTTGTGCTGAAACAGGAAGTGCACCACCACTTGAAGTTCTTGGAGAACCTGTCCAAGCGGCAGGACTAGGAGTGGATTCTCTAAATCCACCTGCGCCGCCTCCACCACCAGGTCGACTACTATCGGGGCTATCTATTCTACCTGCACCACCTCCACCGCCGCCAGCAACAACCATATAGTCTACGGTGTTTGATCCTGCAGCATTACCTGCACTAGATACGGTGAAAGTTCCTGAGCTAGTAAAAGTGTGAATTTTATAGTTACCACTGGTTGATTCTGATCCACCAGAAGCAACGACAAATTGTGCGTTTGATTTTCCTTGAAGATTAGACATAGCAATAGCACCTGAAGGTACTTCAGCTAATGCTCTTACAGGAGCAGCATTCATATTGATTTGTGTGCCTGGAGAAATGTCTAGTTCTACATTAACGTCATCTAGACTAATTTGACCTGAAGGTGTAGTCATGCTTTATTCTCCCTTCTTGAGGTCATTAACTTGTAATTGTAAATCCTTTACGCATTCGATTAATAAAGCACATAGACGATCATATTTAACGGCTTTCACACCATCAGGTCTTGTGCCCACGACCTCTGGTAAAACTTTTTCAACATCTTGAGCAATAACACCTACATCTGTTTTGCGCATAAAATAACCATCTTCTCCACCTTTGGAATCAATAAATGATTGTTTCCAATCAAAAAGAACACCATTAAGGTTTTGTACTTTATCCATTGGAGAGGATATGTTGTGAATATTTTCTTTGAGTGAGACATCGGAAGAATAAAAAGCAGTAATATCATTTGTTGCTCTTATCTCACCACTTGTTCCTGACGCTGCGGTTGCAACACCAAGTGAATCAAATTGAACGTCATTACCTGTATCTAATGATAATGATGCTCTTGCGGTTGCACCAGTTTCTAAAACAAAATTAGAACCATCACCAACAATAAAACCACCATTGGTCACTGCGAGTCCCGCTACATCTTGAAGTTGTGCATCTAATCGAGCGTTAGCAATTGTACCTGAAGCAACGTTAGAAGCGTTTAAATTTGTTAAGTTAGCTCCTGATACTTGAGGTAATGTTCCTGTCTGAGAACCTAAATCTGTGGAAGAAGCAATCTCTACATTAAAGTTAGCTGAACCATCACAAAAGACAGTTGTTTTTGCTCCTTGTGTAATAGCAATACCATTGGCTGTGTGTCCTGTTGCTGCGATAGTTAAAGTTTGAGAACCTGCTGTGTTGTTAAAAAAAGTATATTGACTCTCAACAGCAGGAATAAATACGACTATGTCCCCTGTAAGAGTACCTGTTAATTCAATTGTTTTGTTTGAAGCCTCAGCAGTATCGGAAGCGTTTGCAGTTGAAAGAGTTATATTGGCAGAACCAGCAACAGATTTAGCTAAATATCCTGCAGAAAATGCATCTATAACGTCTAAATTATTATTGGTATTTGTGCCCCATGTATTGGCGTTTGCGCCTGTCTCCATGAGCTCTAATTTAAGTCTATCTGAAAATGTACTTGCCATGTTTTTACCTCACTAAAATATATCTTTTTTTGTTATTCAAGCAACACTTTTTATGCTGCGTCTACCCCTGTCCAAGTATTACTTGCACCTGTTACTACATTTGCCCAAGGTGTGGCAAACGGATTTCCTGTGACT